GTGAAACGGGCAAACATGGGTGATACGCAGATTGAATATGACAATACCGCAGTAACCCTGGGTATGGAGAAGTGGGGCGAATGGAATGCCACCCTGTACGGCCAGCAACTCATTGCGCAGGCCCGCTTTGTCGGATTGGGGGGAACGTATGTTATTTGATAATCCATTGTTTGATTCCTGGTATACAGATACGGTAGATATCTACCGGGTAGAGAATGTGGAGAAAGGCAGCGTGACCGTTCAGGAGCGTGTCAGGCAAAATGAACTCCCCATCCCCTGCCGGATCTACTTTACGAGCCATAACGGGCCGCAGATGCGGCAGGGCGCCGGAAAAACTGAGAAGACGGAAAAGCTTGCCTGCAATGTAACGGTAGAGATTAAGGCTGGTGATGAGCTCCGGATCGTGCGCGGTGGCAATAGTGGTATCGATAATGAGCCGGAGCGATATTTCGCCGGAAAACCGCAGCCGTTCTATGACCCGGTCGGCGGGGCACTGTCCGGCCTGGAGCATCTGGAAGCTGCCATTCTGACTGATGAGATCAATAAGTAGGTGATGATATGAGCAGTTTTGGAAGCCAGATGCGAAAGCGTCTGGAGGAACTGAAAAAACAGGGAAGGGACGTTCCGGGGATTATGGCGGAGGCCCAGGAAGGTGCTACCATTGCGGCGGTAGAGAAAGCAACCAGGATGACACCGCCAAACGGGAATGCATCATTATCCGGTACTAACACAAGAACCGGCGATCTGGCGCAGCACTGGGAATTAGACAGCCAGACGAAGCCAACGGTCGGTGGCGGCACCATAAAGACGACACTTGCTAACAGCATGCAGTATGTTTCCTATGTCAACGATGGTCACAAGATGGACAAACATTTTGTCCCGGGACTGGAAATAAACAAGGCATCCGGAATGCTTGAAATGAATCCCGGTGGCAAAGGCGGCATCGTGGTAGGGACCAGGACACCTTATGTCAAAGGACTATACATGAAGGAGGCCGGCATCGGGGCATACCGGACCGCGCTGCGCAATGAACTGACAAAACGGGTAGAGGAGGGATTTCGCTGACATTCACATTAAATGAAATACGAAAGGCGATAGCAAACGTGCTGAAAGGGAAATATCCACAGTACAGCGTTTTCGGCAGCCCAACCCAGCAAGGGGCTGATCCCCCTTGTTTTTTTGTGTTCTTTCTTCCTGATTCCGGAGCTGAAAGGCAGGTGGGCAGCTCATCCATGCGTAACATAGGGGTCGATATCGTATTCGTGCAGGAGACCAACGCCCTGAATGCTTATCAAATGGCGGAAGAGGTGGCGGATTTTCTGGACGAAAATCTCCACCGGATCCCTTACGGCCAGGCCTGCCTGCATACGCATGAGCGGAACTGGAATATCGAAGATGAGCTGCACTATCAGTTTAAGATCAAGGAACGTGTCCGCATTCCGGATACGGATCCGGACATCCGGGAAGTAGAATCCTATCATGGAGGTTTGAAATGAAAGAAAAGGAACCGTTAATAAGAACAAGCCTGTTGTTAAAGAATAAAGCGTTTGCAGGCTATCAGCCTGACTTTGCCAGGGCGATACTTACGAAGCCTGCTTACACGAAAACAGAGGCCAGGAAGACATTAGACAGAGCAATGAACAGAAAGGAGCGGGAATAATGGCAGGAGGCAATTACAGCAGCCAGAGCAAGAAGCAGCCGGGTGTGTATATCAACGTGCTGTCCCAGAAAAACCGTCCGGTCGCCATTGGTGACAGGGGAATCGTAACTATTTGTAAGCCCTTATCGTGGGGCCCGGAATCCGCCGTGACAGAAATCTATGCAGGAGATGACTGCAGCACGGTAATCGGATATGCAATTATGGCAGAGGAAGCTCTGTTTCTGCGTGAGATTTTCACGGGTTCGGATCATACTTCGCCTGCCTATAAGGTTCTTCTGTACCGGCCGGCAGCGGAGGGGGCTATAGCAGCAACCGGCGCCATCGGCGATCTTTTCCTGACGGCGAAATATAAGGGCATCAGAGGAAATGATATCACCGTATCCGTCCTGGATTCCGGTAACAGCACATTTGTGGTGCAGACATTTGTGAGCGCGGTAAAGAAAGATGAGCAGGAGGTGGGCAGCATCGGTGCCTTAAAGAGCAATGACTGGGTACTGTTCTCGGGGGAGGGAGTCCTGACAGAGTCTGCCTCCATGCCTTTGCTGGGCGGTTCCGATGGCAGCGTTATCACATCGTCCTATGCGGATTATCTGACAGCTATCGAGCCGTACAGCTTCGACATTCTGATATATGACGGAAACGAAGATACCGTCAAGCAGGCCATGGTTTCTTTTGCGAAACGCATGAGAGAGAATACCGGCCGCAAGTGTCAGGCAGTGATTGCAAATATGAATGCAGATTCAGAAGCGGCAATTTCGGTCATGAATGGCTATCGGCTGTCAGACGGAACAACGATCGCACCGGAGCAGGCGACCTGGTGGGTCGGCGGTGCAGAAGCGGGCGCCAGATATAACGAATCCCTGGTATATGCAATCCATCCAAATGCCGTGGATGCGGTACCGCGGCTTACAAGTGCGGAGATCGATGCAGCGCTTGACCAGGGGCAGATCGTGTTCATGGAGGAGTTTGGACACGTGAAGGTAGTAAGCGACATCAATACGCTCGTTACATACACCGGCGACAAGGATGATTATTTTGCCCTTAACCAGGTGATCCGGACCGTTGACACCATCTGTAACGACATGTACAGGGAATTCTCCATCAACTATATCGGGCGGGTGCAGAACAACGAAGCCGGAAGGGATCTCCTGAAGGGCTGGCTGGTTGGCTACTTAAGTGAGATCCAGGCAAACGGCGGCATCCAGGAGTTTGAATCCGGGGATGTAACCGTGAGTGCAGGAAATGCAATCAACGGAGTGGTGGTTGATATTGCCATCCAGCCGGTTGGTGCCATTGAAAAAATCTACGTGACCGTGAAACTGGTGGATGAATAAGAGGAGGTGAAGACGTGGGATTTTTATTAGAAAAAGATGCATTGAACGGAAAAGAAGGGAAAGCCTTTGCCGTTATCAACGGTGAAAATCATGAGATGTTCGGTTTGAAGAAATTTGAATCCAATGCAGAATTCCAGGGCACCGATTTTCCGGTGGTAGGAACGAATGTCATGCAAAAGAAGACGAAGGGTGTGACAATGACGGGCAGTGCCACGATCTACTATGGCACGCCTGTTTTTTTGGAGATGCTGAGCCAGTACCTGGAAACCGGCAAACTGCCGTATTTTACTTTCCAGATCACGAATGACGATCCCGGTGTGTCGATCGGCCGTCAGGTAGTCGCGCTTTATAATGTCAAGCTGGACAAGGTACCGATCGCGTTCCTGGATGACAGCGTTGATTATCTGACAGCGGAAATTACGTTCAGTTTTACCGGGATGAAAGTTCTGGAAGGCTTTAAAAAGACCCCGGATCAATTGGGATAAATCAATCAGGAGGAGATAAAGGATGAGTAAATTAAAGGCTTTTTTACAGAAAACACCGGTGGGCAAGACAAAGGAAGTGATTATCTCGGATCGGTTCCGGGATGATGACGGGAATACAGTTCCTTTTGTTGTCAAGATGATCTCCCAGGAGGAGAACGAAGCTTTGGTGAAGCTGAGTACGAAGAAAGAGAAATTAGACCGTGCGCTCTATACAAAGCGCATGATCGTAGCCTGTACAGTAGAGCCCAACTTCAAAGATGCCGGGGTCTGTGAATTTTATGGTGTCGTGAATCCGCTGGATGTGCCGGGCAGGATGCTTACCATCGGAGAGTACCAGGATCTGCAGGCCGCCATCCTCGAAATTAATGACCTGGCGAAACAGGCGGAAGAGGATGCCGAAGAAGCAAAAAACTCCTAAACGGGGGCGACCGTGATACGCAGATTGCTTATTACATGTTTGTAAATCACGGTCGTTTCCCGCATGAGCTGGTACAGCTTAGTGAATCAGAAAAGGCCATGGTACTTGCAATGGCCTTGAAGGAAATTAACAGCCGCCCAAAAAAACGTAAAGGAGTGTGAGAAATGGGCCAAATCAGAGAAGATTTTATACTAAACGACCAGTTTAGCAGTGCTTTTTCGCGCTTCCTCACGCAGGGCGATGCTGCGGTAGCCAAGATGGGAAGTATTGATCAGTCACTGCACCAGATGGAAAGTACGATGACTCATTCCATAGGCCAGGCCGCCGGT